GGACCTGACCTACTACGTTGTCAATAGAATCTGCTGCGTTGTACGCGATGATGTCAGCAAGAGCTGAATCAACATCGTTAAATGAAGTTAGGTTTAACTTCTTTGTTGTTGTAACTGCTGAACCGTATTCGTTCAGTGTTACTGTAACCTGTGATGGGTTACCTAGTGCAATGCTTGAAACATCTGATGATTCTGTCAATGTAGATGTAGCCTGAGCCAAATCTGAATAGATTGAGAAAACAACTGATGATCCTGGCATTGCCTGTTGCACTGGCTTAACATCTGCAAGTGAACGCATAACAGGAATGGAACGTAGTGCCATTCTTACATACTGATCGTATGCTGCTTGTACGAGGTTGCTGATGCTAGACGTGGTGGTAGGGGTACCTGTTGGGATAGCCATTTGTGGTCTAGCCTTTCTGTTTTAGGATCGGATTAGAGTCCAGACAATCTAATGACTTCATCCAATTCTTCACGACTGTTTGCATTCATAAGTTTCTGCATAATGTTGTCGTTGTGTTCAGGAGATGATCCTGATTCGACAGTATTAGTCATACGCTTATATGCAGCAGCATCGGCTGGATTTACATTAGGTGTTGCCTGGTTTTGGCTAAGTTCGATACCGAATACATCGGCATTATCTTCTAGCCATTTAGATACAGACTCTTCAGTTGGGTCTATATCCTGTGGGATAAATGAAGCAATTTTGCTATTTACCCCGCGACTTGCGAGGGTGTCTTTGATTGCTCGTTCACGTTGCGCTAATGAAAGATTTGTTAGAGCAGATTCTTTTTCGCTCAGTTCTCTTTCTTTTGCTTTTAGTTGTTTACGCAGTTGTTTTACAAGGTCATTGCTTGATGAGTCCAAGTCGAAATCATCATCCTCGTAGTCATAGTTGGACATAGGTCCTTCTCCCATTCTTGTTAGATTGACGCAAGCCTCACAGTAACCTTGGGGGAGGTAGTGTGGCTCTTGCTACTGGTTTTGTTATCACTCCAATGGACCAGTCATCCCATTGGCAGGCTTTTATTTAGTAAGCGCCAGCGCGATCTCGCACTAAGGCTCCTTGACTTAAACCAGATTGACCAGCAAATGTGGCCTTTTCTAGTCCAGTAATCTTTTGGCGCTGCTTACGTGCTTCTGCTGCTCCAGGTACACTAAAGATTTCTTGCTCTGCAGTTGCTTGAGTATATGGACTCTCTCCATACATTGAGGCAAGTTGCGAACCACGTTGCAGTCCACCTGAAATAGTTGCGTAACCTTGGTCTGCTTGTTCCTTTGTCACACCATAGTTTCGTAGATATTCAGCATTTGCAACGTTAGTGGTTAAACCAAAGCGTGCCGCTGCTCCACCAATTTCTGCTGCTGTTACCTTGCGCTTGATATCTTCGATACCCTTTGATGGGTCAAGTGTATAAGCCAAGATATCTCCATTAGATATTCCTGGGTAGAAAGTCTTAAGCGCTTGTGCCACCTCTGGGTTAGCATTCATAACACGCTTCTGTGCTGTTGAGATGCGGTCTTCTAGTTCTGCTGGACTTACATCGCCAGCAATAAACTTTTCAAATCCTTCTTGACGGCCCATCTCACCACGTGAGTAATAAGTCTCTGGCATTCCATACTGGCGCATAACATTTTGGTACTGATCCTCTAGTCCAATATACTCTGCCTCTGACAAAGCACGAAGACCTTTTGCAATGCGTTGAGCATTACCAGCAAAGCGCTTCTTATAGGATTCTGTTCCACGTAAACGAAGTGTAAACTCAGCAGGAGCAACACCTTCTTGAATTAAGGTTTCGAGTTCTGGTACCAAAGCACCAAGACCCAGATCATTAAACTGCTGATATAGAAGAGCATATGCAGACTTTTTCTCTGCACTTGCTGCTCCGCTTTTTGCAAGAATCTTAGTAGTTCCATTTGAAAGTGTTGCTACTACATCGCCAGTTGTTGGGTCTGTGTAGGTGCTAACAACCGTCACACCCGCAGGTAAATCTCCTGAGCCGCCTGTGCCACTAATAGGAGTGAAGTCTTCTCCACCACCCATACTGCTCATAGTCATCTGTGTTGATTGACCAGAACCTACTCCTGGAACAAATGCTTCTACATACTGTGCGCCACCTTCACCTACGCGAACAATGACCTGTCCAGTACTAGGATCAATTGCATAACCTGTTGCATTTGTAAATGGGTCGTATGCAGCCTTACTTGGATCTCCAGTAGGACCATAAAGTAATTTACGAATATCTTCTGGAAGGCTCATTGAGCCTGTACCAGTTTTTACCCAAGGTACTGCTACCGAACCACGAGATCCAGCACCACCTGCTGCCATTGTGTAGGCAAAGTCCTTTGCAGGAACATTGCCTGCAGCATTAAGATAGAAATCGTTTTTAATAGCCATTGTTATCCTTGGAATCCTAACTGTTGTAGAACATTAAGACCGATGCTTGAAACTTCTTGACGGGCATTATTAGTGTACTGCCAGCGTGGGTCTTTGCGTAGTGAACGCTCCCAATCGTAAAGAGTCATTTCTTTATCGCCAATAGCAGAACGTAGAGTCTTATCGTTAAGACCGATAGTTTCTGGATTGACTTCAAGAACAGATGCCATAATGTTTTTGTATGGTGCATAGACAGTATCTAAGTTAACACCAAGTTTTAATAGAGCCTTGACGTTATCTGGTAATCCTGCACCAGCAGCCTGACGAATAACGCTTTCAAACGTATCTGGTGATTCACCTTGAAGGATCTTTGAAAGCCAGGTCTGTGCCTGAGTTCCAAACTGAGTATCAAAGTCGATACCATTAGCAGCAGCAGTCTTCTTAAGTTGATTAAGAGCACCACCTGCTGCTCCGCCTAGCGGTACATCTGGAGAGTAAGTTAACTTGGCACGGATAAGTCCGTCTACTAGAGATGAACTTGCGCTAATACCCATAGACAAAGCATTGTTGACAATCTCGTCAACATCCTTCTGCTCAAGTTTAACGCCTAGTGCAAGTGCACGATCTGCAATTGCCTGACTGAAATCCTTTTGTTGGCCTTCTGTCTTTGTTCCCTTGTAACGTGCATCGCTACGCAGCAAAGATTCAAAGTCAGAAAACTTTATTCCGCCTTTGTCATCAAATACCTTCTGAAGCAGTGGATCATTCTCACTGATTGTCTCTGGATCAATACCAAAGTACTGAGCCATAAGGTTGATGTAGTTGCCGTAGATTCCGTTAAGGTTGTACCCACTCTTGAGTAGTCCTGCAACGTATTGTCCACGCCCACCTGCAGCCTTATCACGGATAGCCTGACCTACTAGGTCAACAGACTCACCGTTTCTGATACGTGCTAACCAGCCATTAATCTGATCCTTAAAATCTACATCAAGATTATAGCCGTTGTCTTGTGCAATACGTGCAAGTTGTTGACGTGCCTGTGCTTCGACATTGCCTTCTTCGATAGCAGCAGGTGCATCCTTAAAGCGAGTATCAGTTCTTAATAGGTTTCTGAACTGAGTGGTATTGATTGCACCCTTATCAGTAAAGGCGCTCTTAAGTAATGGGTCATTAAGATCAATACTGTTAATGTCAGTAATGCCAAGTGAACCAGCCATCTCTCTGAGGAACGGAGCATAGATATCACGAAGATCAGTACCAGCAGCAAGTAAATCTTTTACATACTTATTCTGGTCTCGTCCTGCATACTCACGAATTAACTGTTCGTAATCTGCAGGGTCTTTACCCTTAAAGATATTTTTTAACCAGTTATCAATGCCAGTTTTACCTGCTGCTTCGTTAAGGTCAACACCATTTGCACGTGCTGTTGTGCGAAGCAAACGCAGTGCTTTACCAGTAGGACCTTCTGCAAGTCCACTGGCAGTGACATAACGCGTTAGAGCATCTAATCTACCAATAGTACTCTTTTCGTTGGCAAGGTCATATAGACCTCCAGCGATATCTGTTAAATCTTGATCGGTTACATTAAGACCCTCTTGATTGACGACAAGTTGCAATGTTCCCTTAGCCTCAGCCAAACCACGAGCATAAGCATTTTCATTATTTAACTTGTCAAGTTTTGCCTGATAATCAGGAGCAGTTTTATTCTTGTCTAATTCATCCTTGAGTCTTAAGTACTGGCGCTTTTCAAATCCACGCTGGCGTACATCGCCTGCTGAAGTCTGCCACCACTTGGTATTCTTAAGACGATTAAGGAATTCAGAATCCTTCATATCGTCATTTACATCTGCTACATTGCCGATAGCAGAACGAAGAAGTGCACTTAATTCTGGGTCTTCAGCAAAAACGCTATCGATATCACCGTAGGTTGCTTTTGCTTTGGCTAAGATTTCATCAAATGGTGTTAGCGATTTGTCATCTGTAGCAGTTTTCGATCCTGCAGCACCCATAGATGCTTCTTCTGCCATACGGAAAGATCCAACATTAAAGCCAGATGGGACTTCAGCACTTGCAGCAGTCTTGGCCTCTGCTTCTTGCTTGGCTTTAAGATCTGCTGCAGCCTTCGCCTCTGCTTCTGCCTTGATTTTGTCTGCCTTTGCTTTAGCAGCAGCAGATGCGGCTGTACGATCTGCTTTTAATCCTGTGCCTGTGGCGCTAGGACCACTAGGTCCTGTAGAAGTTTTTGTTGTAGTTGCAGCAGCGGCAGCAGTAGCAGCGGTTCTCTTTCCTGTTGAATCCCACTTCTCATTACCACGAGTCCAACCACCAGTAGCCTCATCGTATACTGCTGTACCAGGTACACTGAATGGACGCTTAATAATCTGTCCACCCTTAACAGCGATGTTAAGTGACTTAGCAAGCGTTTTAATTTGAGTATCTAGTTTAGTACCTGATATAAAGGATCTGGCCCTGCTAACTTCTTGAGAAGTAGACTTAGAATTAGCAATAGTCTCAACTAACTTTTTGCGTGTAGCAAGCAGTCTATCAAGAAGTTCTTTGTCTTTTTTGGCTTGTGCATCTTTTCTTGCTTTTAACTCATCAGCATCTTTAAGTGTTTTTAATCTTTTTTCTTCTGCTACTCGTTCAGCATCGGCTTTTGCTTTTTCTGCTAAGGCAGTTCTAGCATTTGCAATATCTTGCTCTAATGTGCTCATATTAGTCTACACCTAACGCTTGCTTAAAGATATCATAAAAGCCGAAGACTTTTCTGGACTTTGCTTCATCTGTTCCTGCAATTCTTTGGAACAAAAACTCTTCAACATCTGGGCCACCAGTTTGAGTAACAACATTTGTCTTGCCACCAGAGTATGTAGTGGTAGTAGGCATAGCCTTCTGACGTTTGGTTACCTGTGTGTAGTACTTATCAAATTCAGCCTTAGTAGGCCCGCGACCTAGTAGATCTTCAAAGATCTTGTTGATAAGTGTGCGACCTTCTAGTGGTGTAGATACACGTGTCTGTACTGTAGAGGTTGGTCCACCTTTAGTTCCAGTACCTTCACCAATTGACTCAACAAGAAATAATTCACGAGGAATGTTGCCACGATATTCCTGTACTAAAGCACGGGCTTCTTCCATATTCTCAAGACCTTTAATAAGTCCAGCAGTTAACTTTGTTACTGGCTTACCACGGTAGTATGGAGTCTGTGCTAAACGTGTTGAAAGGATTTTGATTGCTTCTGGACCACGACCAGCAATATCTTTGATATAATCGCTAAGGTCAACTTCTGGTGCTGATGGTTGTTGAGAAGCAGGTGGCTTCATCGCTGCAGCACGTGCTGCGTCTGCTGAACCAAACATCATACTCATATTATGCCCCCATCAATTTTGAGAACAGTACGTTGTACGCACTCAAAGTATTCTCGTTAGTCTTGGATAATTGTTGCAACTTAGCAAGTGTTTCTGTCTCTTCTAAATCTGCTAAATATGAACGACCAGAAATACTCTTTAGAGTTTTCTTTGTTTCCTGGAACTTGTCATAGATATCAAGCATTTGCTTAAGTGTAGATACAGTCTTAGGCGCAGCCTTGAAAGCCTTCTCATCACCGAGCATATTGCGTAGGTCATTAAGAGCAGCAACACGTTCAATGGCTCGCTTGCCACCTTGGTTAATCTCTTCCTGTACTAATGGACGACCAGCCTTGAAAGTTGTTGACCATTCAGTCCATTCCTGACGTAGGCGACTGCGTTCAAAGTCTGTTCCTACCTCAGTCAATGACTTATCAAAAGTATTTTTGCGATCATAGTAAGTCTGTAGATCTGCTGCTGTCTGTACCTCACGTAGGTAATCTGTAACAGTCTTGTTCTTACGAAGACCCATATCAGTCATAGTCTTATACGCATCCCAAGAGTATCCAGCCTTGTGAGGGATAAGGAATGCTGCACCTTGACGGTACTCATTGAACAGATCCTGGTTGTTCTCAACAAAAGCATTTGATTCTTCCGCATAACGGAAGTATGCAACTGTTGTACGGTCTGACTCAGAGACTGTAAATGGAATCTGGTCTGGATATAGTTCTACCCAGCGCTTCATTGCAGCGTCATAGTCGCCTGGGTACTCATTGAGTACGCTATACCAAGCCTGCTTGAAGTTAGCCTTACCATTGTCACGTGCCCACTCAGTAATGTCTGAGCGCAGTTGAATCTGTGGTGATGCTGGTGCAAAGAATCCAAAGAAGACACGAAGACCTAGAATACCTAGCGTAGTGTTCTTCAAACGCACGCGATACTCTTCAAGTTCTTGCGGTGTAAATGCAATAGGAGTCTTAACTCCATCAATCATCTCGTACTTTTGCTCTAGGCCGTGACCTGCAGATTCAAGATATGTCATAGACTTACGCATCGCTGATGCATACTGTCCATCACGCTCATCTTGGTTCATTGCAGCGTAGATACGGTTGAAGTGTGCTGGTAAGAACGCTGAAAGCATTGACTGATCTTCAGCATAAGGTCCAAGTGTTAGACGAGTAATCGTATCTGCTGATCCTGGACTAAAGATTCCCACTAGATTAGAAATAGTCTTAATAGATACACCCGATAATGGACCTGCAAATGTAGGCATTAGTGAATCTGGGTTCAAAGATGGTGTTAACATCTTGACTTTTGCACCAAATTCCACTGGGAATGGCACCTTAAACTCTGCTGGTACGCCTAATGCTTGCATTACACCCTGAACAACACGGTAAACCTGTGTCATTCCTGGATAAACGAAGTATGGCTCACCCTTATCGTCTTCTTGAATCCAACCAGAGTGAGTAATTCCCTCGTATGTAAGGCTTGCCTTAACGATTGCGTCTGGGTTGTACTTAACAACACGTGTAATACGTCGTGCAAAGTCCTCAGATGCACGATAGAAACGTGCAAAGTTACGAATTGAGAAAGCCATCTGGCTTTGGACCATTGGGTTATCCACATATGCCAGTGTTTGCAGACGTGCACGATCTTCTACGATCTCTGCCAGTCTGCGTTCTGCTTGTAATGTAGCCTTTTCAATAGCCTTGGTGTTTGCAGGATCAATACCGCGAGTAAAAGAATCAATAAACGCTCTCTCATAACCAGTATCTTCCAACTGCTTACGGAACTGAATCATATTGTAGAGAACAATAGGTTCACGTGACATACGTGCATTAGATTCACCAAGCCATTTGTAGCCAAATTCCATAATAGATGACGTGTAGTTACCAGAATCTGAAACAGCAATCAACTTAGGACCGTTGATATAGTCAGGAACATCAGCACGGTTAGATGGCAAATCGTCTAATGTTAGTTTGCCAGAGATAAAATATCTTTTACGTACTGGGTCATAAGAACGGAACTGATTGAGCAAGTCAGTATTAATAGTCTCACCATCTTGCTTGACCATTATCTGCTTGACTGCTTCGTAAATGTTTTCTGCGTGGCCTTGTTCATCTGTTTCGTAGTCTTTCCAGCGGAAACGCTTGGAGACCTCTGGGTTATTCTTAAGCCACTCACGTGCAGAAGAAATAGCAATCTCTGGATTATCAAGGTTTGCAAGAACTGAAGTAGCGAGTTCATCATTGGCATAGTAGCCAATACGAAGAAGCCAACTTGTCTTTGCTGAATCGTCTGCAAATGGATCTATACGTCCGTAGTTTTTTTCAACTTTAGCACGCTTTAGTTCCTTAGGTATATTTACCTCAAGGGCTGCAACACGAGTACCAGTATCTCTCTGGTAATTAATTGATCGCTGTGTATAGTCAAGTCCAACGTTAAGATTCTTGCCGCCTTCGACTACATCTTCAAGAGCATTGTTGAGATCACCAAACTTAATTTGCTTTGCAAGGATTGCAGTATCACGTTCAATCATTTTGCCAAGGCCGATAGCCTTGTAGAAGCGATTCATCTTGCCTTCGCCAAGAGCCTGAGCGTATAACTCACGAATCTCTTCAACATCCCCACCGCGTTCACGAATCTCTTGTACCTTTTGTGCATACTTTTGAGACTCGCTCTTATTAACCATACGCATAATCACACCTAGTGGATCTTCAGCACGGCCTTCCCATTTAGTCAAACCCTTTGCAGGTTGTAGGAATGTACGAGAACGTGTTGATAGGTGCTTTGCTACTGGAATACCCCAAGGGTTCTTACCAATAGCAAGGTTAACCATTAAATCTTCTGTTGCGTTACGTAGTGCGTAACGTGGTCCAGCAAGCGTTAGGAATACCCAAGCAGATGTTGTCTTTTCCATAAACTCTGAGTGTGAAAAACCCATTATCTTTTGAACAAGTGTATTTTTAGCAGCAAGTCTGTCTACATCTACAAGAGTAGGTGCAGACACCCACGATGATAGATCCGTTGCAACAAGTGCAATAGACTCATCAGATCCTGCTGGGATAGACGGGTTACGTCCGTTAACAGTAAGAGCAAAAGATGGCTTTTCTTTACCAGTTGCAAGACGTTCAATGTTTTGACCAGTCTTGCCAAGGTTGATGCCACGGAAATCTGCAACAGTTGCCCAGAGTCCAGAGTACATAACCTTGCGTGTACCTTCATCTGCGTTGTCAAATGCTTGAGCAAACAATTTAGATTCACGTTGTGGCATAAGGGTACGTGCTAGGCGAAAGATTTGAACATCAGCATCTTTAGCCATTACATCCAAACCTTCCATAGCAGCGTATGGGATTGGTGTAAACTTTTGCTTAAACTTATCAATGCGCTTTGCAACCATTGCTGTTGAAAAGTATGCAGCGTTCTTAGGGTTAGCATTAGCCTTAAGATCTGCAACAATCTTTTCCTGATTGTCAATGATTGCTTTAGCAATTCCATCATCTGTTGCTGGTGCACCAAAGAATGTATCTTCTACAAAGAGTGGGCCAACACGATCAATATCAAAAAACTTGTCTGCTGTAGTTAAAAAGTTGATACGTGCTTTGCGTTGAGCATTAAGTGTAGGCATCAATACACGACGACGACCAATTTGACCAGAGATCATTTCATCTGTCTGCTTGGTATCCTTGAAGAAAGCCTTAGCACTGAGTGCATCTGTAATAGGTATAGCATTATCGGCTGTACTGGTAAAAGACTTGATAACTGCTGGACCAAACTCTGGGGCCATAATTGCCATCTGGTTTCTGATAGCAAGTTGCTCTGCAGTATTCTTAGTTTCTTTTGCCTTAGTAAAATCTTGAAGTAACTTGCCATACTTATCCCAGAATGCAACGTTATTAGACTTTGAGAAGTAGTCATCTACTCCACCATTCTTGCCAATAACAACATCTAGTGCGTATCTGTTAACATCAATTAAGCGCTTTGCTCTACCAGCAAGTAGTAATGGATCTGCAAATATACGATATGCAGCATCGACAGTACCTGATACAGCCCTGTACGCAAGACCGCTCTTAACTAAATCACCTGGAGTTATAGCATCAATAAGGTTTGCAACAAAGCGACCTGGAGAATACTTAGCAGCATTTACCTCTGCTAGGGCATCATTAAAGTTTGCCTGTTCTGCACTGATTACTTCTTCAGTTGCACCACGTTGTGTGCCTTGAGTTTTCTGTGCAAGACGAAGATACGGAAGTTCTTCTGGAGTTGCCCCTTTAATCAACTTACCTATGTCTTCACCAGCAGCAAGTTTCATAGCAACGTTTACTTGTGCATTGCCATACTTAGCCCTGACTTTGCTAATGCGATCTGGGCTAAATACCTTGTCGCCTTTATCGTTAGCAATATCCCAAGCATTACCTGCACCTACTAAAGGTACACCCTGATCTAAAGCAATAAGACCTGTACGTGCTACACGTGTAGACAAGTCTGAAACATTCTGCAAACCAGCAAGTGCTTTGCCTACACCAGCAGCAACTGCTCCACCTGTGTAGTGCCAAGCAGTACCAAGCCAGCCACGATTAGGCTTGCTTATTGGGTCTTCAGTACCATACTTGGCAATAAGATCTGCCTGTTGTGCTGGTGTGTACTTAGTAGTAAACACTTTGTTAGCCACATTAGAAGGCAGGTTAGAAAGTTGTCTGTGTGCAGATTGTGCTTTGCCAAAAGACTCAAGAACTTTAAGTTCCTTCTCAGAAAGACCTGCTGCTGCTGCGGCTGCTTTTAGATTGTCAGCCATTAATTTCCTTTTGCTAGAGCATCCTGATAAAGGATAATAATTTCGCCTGTAGTGTCATATGGAATCATCTTTGCTAATGTGTCAGATAGTTTGACTTGTGCAAACTGTGACTGCATACCTAGGACTTCTGGACCTGCTCCTGGACCCACTGCAACTCCTGTAGTGATTTCTTCACCAGGACGTTGTGATGGTGCAAATAATGGTGTTAGTTCTCCTTGTGGCATACCAGCACGTGCTGCAGCCTGAACTTGACCTGTAGGTAATCCGCGAACATCTGGTGTTCTAGCGGTAGGTGCTCCTGCTATAATTTCTTGCATAGCCTTACGGTCACCGTAATTTTCTGATGGTGGTAAATCTGTACGTACAGAGAATTTACTAGGACCTGATACGCCCTGAAGCGGGTTATCTGCCATCGGTTTCCTCCTCTATCGTTTCTAAATCGTTTGCAAATTGTTCCCATACTTTGTTTACTTTAGAGTTACGGTTAGCGTTATAGATTGCTATCTCCATTAACTCTTCTGTAAATGTATGTACAGAACTTGTAACATTATGTACAAGCCCTGATAGTGCTACTAAGAAATCAGCGAAGTGTACTGGACGCGGAACATCGTTATTATTTTCCACGCCCAGTACCTCCGTTAATTAGAATTACTTTATCCCTTTTTTACTGCGTTGCCGCGACGACCTGCTGGCATCATTGATGGTACTACCTTGCCGCCTGCTGGCTTTGAGTGATCCATCTTGCCCTCCTTTGGCTTAGCCATTGGTGCTGCTGCACGTGATCCTTTATTCATATTTACACCTCCTTCATTTATGCTGCTCCGCCAATGGCGGCTAGTAGGTTTCCTATATCTGGACGTTGAGCAGCAGCGGGTGCGCCTCCTGGTTGTTCTGGAGTTGGCTGCGAGGCAGGTGCAGATGGTGCTCCCGCTGCTGGAACTTGAGGTGCACCCATCATCTCTGGGGCTTGTGGCATCTCTGGCGCAGGTGGTGGCGCAAATGCCTTACCAATAATAGTTTCTAACTGAAGACCCTTTTGACGGCCTTGAATAACTTCTGCAATACGGGTAATGATCTGAGATGGATCTTGACCTTGCGCTGCAAGGGCTGGTATTGCCTGAGCGTATTGAGCAACAGCAACGCGCAAAGAGTCGCGCATTTCTTCAATGTCAACACGCTGTTCCTCCTGAGTTACGTTTAACTCCATTGGAATCTCACGACGTACATAGTCGCGTGATACCAACTTGTCAGAACGCATTTGTAGCAATGCAACGATTGCACGGTTTGGATCCATACCAGACATAATGCCGTAACGGACATCTACGCCGTAGTTGCCATCAATCTGCTTTGATGGGATGTACTTCATATTGAATGGAGTACCGTCGTCTACGCCCTTGATTTCCTTCTGCATATTGCCAAAGATCTTCTCATCTACTTCAAAGCAAAGAGAAGCAAGGTCTGTAAACATACGAGCAAACTGTGCTTGTGCTGATTTGATCTGTGTATCAAAGCCTGCTTGTAGCGCTTGTACACCGCGACCTGTAACAATAGATGCATCGATGTTACCTGAGCGAACCTCTGGGTAACGAGAACCTAAACGTAGTTCACGCTCTAGTACACCTGACTCTGTGAAGACTCCAGGTGGTAGTTCCAAAGGAACACGACGGATACCTTGAGGATTTGCAGAACGCATAATCGCATCAGGACCCAATGCAAGTTCTTGCACATCTTGTGGAATAGCAATAGGTGCTTGGATAGATTTTTCTGCCGCTTGGATCTGCAATACTGCAAAGCGAGCACGAGCAAGTTGAACTGAGAGTACATCATCAAACTGTCCACGTGCTTCACCATCAATGGATGAGCGCATAGCAACGTATGCCATACACTTACCAATAGGGTTTGGGATGTTTGAGAGTACTAGGTTCTTACGCTCTGGGATAAAGATTAAGTCTTGGTCTTTGTCGTGATAGCGAACTAGAGACACATAAGGTGAGCCAGGAGAGTAAACATTCTTTGGCATAATCTGGTCATAGAACTCTGGGTACTGCATTGCAAGTGTCTCAGCATCAGATGCCATTACCTGCGTGAGCGAGACGGTACGACCGAATCTATCAATTTCAGGATAAGTACCAAAAGGATTAAGCAAACGTATTCTCGGATTATTGGTTTCATAGTCCATCTCCACCATACCTGGCAACATACCGTAAGTATTAAACCAGTCAGCACCAGTATACATTTGAATTTGTAGTTCAGATGCACTGATGTAATGGTTGACGATACGTGTACGTGTGTCTGCTGCTTTGCGTGCTGAGTCTGAAACCATATTGGTTGCAGCGCAGTTAAATGATGGTAGCGGTGCCATAGCCTCTGCTAGGTCACGTGCTGCTACGTCAATGAAGTTAGCAACTAGAGGCTTTGGGTATTCCTCTGAAAACATTGCAGGGTAAACCTTGCTAATGTCTCCCTGACGTACAGAGAGCACATCACGCATTCTCTGGTCACGTGCGGAGTAGCGTGTTTGTAGACGTGCTACCTTTGCTACTACCTCTTTAGTTGATAACAATTGAGTTCCCTACTTATTCTTTGGTTTTAGATTTGTCGAACCAGCAACTGCTGCTGCGGTTGAACGAGCCAGTTTGCCTTGGCGATTTCTAATGTTTTGTTTAATCGCTTCATCTGCAGACTTGATTCTTGCACCAGAACGTGCTTCGCGTGCAGCAACTGTCTTAGGTGCGTTTGGTTCAATTACTTTAGCAATCTTTGCTTTTGTTCCAGCAGGCAGTGTTGTTTTCTTTGAACCACGAGTGGTAGTAATGTCAGCATCTTTTGCCTGAGTACCACGGTAGTTTCTAACGTAAGGCTTTTCCTGAGCGGCTTTCTGAAGTTTAGATACCTCAGCAGCGCGGATTGTGTCCTTTGTTAACTTGCCAGCCTTAATTGCTTTGGCAAGTAGGAATGCGTCTCTAACCGCAGCACCTGGTGCTGCAAGTGAAACTGCGATTACAACACCATTAGCAAGTTTTTTTAGATCAGCATTAGTAACGTCAACTGGATTGTTTCCACCAGCACGTGCTTTGCCTTGAGCAACTTGTTGCTTAGTTGGTTTTGTTGTCTTAGCCATAGATTTTGCCGTACTTCTTTTCAAGAAGTTTCTTCATCGCTGCATCCTGTGGAGTCATTTTTTCTGGCTTCTTTGTCACCTTTGGCTTAGGCTTAGGTGTAACTCTCTTTGCTGCTGGCATTACTTAACTCCTTAAGTTATTTAGTAAACTGTCTTCTTAGGCTTTTTTGGTACATTGAAAATTCCACCAACACGTGTAGTTTCCATAGGCTTTGGCTTTGCAGGTGCCTTCTTTGTAGTATTAGACATTGGCTTTGCTACTACTTTCTTTGTTGCTGCCTTCTTCATTTGTGCCATTGTTATCTCCTTGTTAGATGAATGTGCGATCTTTATCTGCGAGCAGTTCATCTATGTTGATAACTGTTCGTTTGCCTATCTCACTACGAGACAGGAATGGATTCTTCATATGGTGCGTCTTGTGCATACCTTGGTTGAGCATCTCACGTGCGCGGATCTCACAGAACCAAAGTGCCATTACCATATCGGTCTTACCCTTTGTAGTAGGTGACCAGGTAATTAACTGTTCTATTAACGCTTTAACATTTTCAGTTTGATCTGACGGAAGATGCATAAGATTGTCGCGGTGGTGCTTACCGTCGTGTTGCTTGGTGCCGAACAAAGTTGACATTGATGCAACACCAAAGCCTGAGTCCCATTTATTGGATCCAGTATGGTGTTCCCGCAGTAGCACTCCTCGTGAGGCCAGGTTTTGTCTGATGCCTTCATCTTGAGTAAGGAAAGACTGGAACGCATTCTTTTCTACAATCCACTCGCTGGGTTGATATAGCCCAGTCCAGTCAAATATCAGTTGGCGAATTTGAGCAGGCGTTGGACGAGTAATCTTAATAGCATCAACGATATAGCGTTTATGGCTAACCCGATCAACAGCGTAGCAAATGGCGGCTGTATCACCAACCATAGCGGGATCAAGACCACAAATAATTGAAAAACCACTAAGGTCACGCGGATGACCTGGATGCCCAGGAACCAAGCGACCTGCTTTACGCATTCCATCTATAGAACCTCGCACACATACTGGATCAAAGATGGCATCATCTGAGATATCTTGTTGTTGATAAACCAATGCCCAGGTAGAGGCGTCCATTGCTTGTCGTTCATTGTAAAGGTTACGACCATTCCAGCGTGGGTATAGTCTATCCTCATTCAAATCTGATTCTGTCTGCCCATCAAAGGGAGCATCTGATGCGGGCCACAGAGTAACCCACTGTTCAGGATCTTCGTGAGTCTCCAGTAATGCTGGCATTGCCAAATACTTCCACGGGACTAGTCCACCAGGGTAGCGGTCCTCGGAGCGCAGTTCTTTGTAGAGATCAATTGCTGTAACGCGGGTACCGATAATGATTAACTTACCAGTAGGGTTCAAACGGGAGCGCACATCCTGAGTTAACCAGCGAATCTGCTTCTCAAACTCGTTTGCGTTCTTTAATGTCACCGCGTCATCCACGATAATCATATCTGCACGCTTACCGTAGATCTGACCACCGATACCGACGGCTTCGATGTTTGGATCCTTTTCTGAGGATTCTCTCAGTTCATCACCAAAGGTCACACGGGTTGCCTGCCAAGAGGCGGTCTTAGAGTTAAACCCTACGCCAGCAGCGTAAGCCTGTTGCAGTGCTTCATAGTTAGGATGTGTCAGGCGTTGCTTGATGGCGTAGAGAAAGTCGGCTGCTAGTTGCTGAGTCTGAGAGACAATCAGCACACGAAAGTTAGGGTTCTGACACACCTGCCAGGTAACGTAGTCAATAGTCACCGTCATTGACTTGGCGTGGTTTGGCGGGATATTGATAAGGATACGGTTTGACGCCAGCCCTGGTTCGTACTTCATACTGGGATGTAGCCAGCCAGGTTCTCTACCCTCGATTACATCGATCAGGTTCTGTTGATGGGCAAAGGTACGAGAGTGTAGGTAGCGTTCACGGAACTCTGCAAAGGTTAGGTCGTGGACATCGCTGGATGCAAAGTTCTTATCTTTGAGTCCTAGCCGTGTTCGGTCCATCTTGTCTGCAAAGACCTTATCGGTCCTGCGGTAGTACTCGTAGGTCTTATAGGATTTACCAGATGCAGCCGTGGCTGCCTCGATGGTTAGACCTTCTGCTACACCTGAAAGGATCAGACGCTTGGCGATGTCACTGGACTTCTCTGCCACGTAATCTCCTCTAATAAAGCGCCGTAGGCGCGTAAAAAATTTTTAATACTAGGG